AAATTGATGCTGAAAAGATTCCAAAGCCCGTACATCCTATAACAGATAGATTTTTCTTCCAAGGATTATTAGAAGATGATGTAAGAGGGGTTACTACTACATCTAGTAGACGTAATAATCCTAATGCAGTATTTGGTATTAGTACTCCAGGTCCTTTAGACTACGGTCCAAACGGTAAACGCATGAGGCGTGGTACAAAAGAAAATCTAAGTGTTGAAATTCCTGTTACAAGATTAGGCGGAACACAGTTTGTCATGGACGATGGTGATGATCGTTACATTAGAAAATCTTCACCACAAGACGGACCAGTAGAATATGTTGCTGCAACAGATGCAAATCCTAACGTAGGATTACTTGACTTGCCATATAATGAGTACACAAGACTTAGAACAAGAACAGGCCATCAACTTCTTTTACATAATTCAGAAGATTTAATTTACATAGGTAATGCAAAAGGAACTTCATGGGTTGAGTTAACATCTAATGGTAAAGTAGATGTGTTTGCGAACGACAGTGTAAGTGTTCACTCAATGAATGATATTAATATTAAAGCAGATAGAGATATCAACATGGAAGCTGGTCGTAACGTAAACATCAAAGCAACCGCTGAATATCAAGCACCTGACAGTTTACATCAAGATGCAAAAATTGAAGATGCTCTTAAACAAGAAAATGGTAGAGTACAAATAGAGAGTGCATTTAACACTAATATATTAATTGGTGCTAACGGAAAAATTGAAACAAGAATGTATACAAATGCAGAAGATCTTCCTCTTTCTGGAGATTTAGATATTTCAGTTGCTGGCAACCACAGACACTTCGTTGGCGGAACTACTGATATTCAAACAATTGGTGATAGATCAGATACACAAGCAAACTGGGATATTAATACAGGCGGTTACAATTACTTAACATCAGGCGCAAATACAGAAGTTGCATCAGGCGGAGACATCATTATGTCAGCAAGTCCTAACATACACCTTAACGGTCCAGCTGCAACAGGAGCAGCACAAGCTGACACAGCATTAACAATTACAGATTTAATTAAATACGATAACCCATTAGTAAACCCATTAAAAGACTGGGCTACTACAAAATGGCAAGACGGAACAATAACATCTATCATGAGGCGTGTTCCTATGCATGAGCCGTGGTTACTGCATGAAAACCAAGCACCTCAGTTTGTTACAGCACTAGCAACAGATAGAGAGGAGAAACAAGATGGCTAAGTTATACAATCAAAAAACTGTATCAGCAAACCAAGCATCAGTAGGGCAAGTAGGCGCAACAAGTTATGCGTATAAAGGATTTAGTTCAGCAAATGCAGTTGATAACTTCAAGCTCTATGATATAGATTTAGTAAAACAAGATATTATCAATCACTTTTATATTAGAAAAGGTGAAAAATTAGAAAATCCAAACTTCGGAACTATTATTTGGGACATGATATTTGAGCAATTTACACCACAAGTTAAAGAAATGATTGCTAAAGATGTACAAGATATTATCAATTATGACCCAAGAATACAGGTAAATGCTGTAGGAGTAGACAGTACCGAACAAGGAATTAGAATCGAAGCCGATGTAACATATATACCGTTCAATGTTAGCGAGAGAATGAAGTTTAATTTCGACAGAGATAACTCCGTTATAAACTGATCATATTATATACATGGGTAAATACAGTATAGGAACCAATAATGAGCACAACGTCAAGACAAAATAATTTATTACTTAACGAAGACTGGACACGTATATACCAGACTTTCGCTAATGCTGATTTCAAATCTTATGATTTTGAGAATCTAAGACGTGTGATCATCACCTATCTAAGAGAAAACTATCCAGAAGATTTTAACGATTATATTGAAAGCTCAGAGTACCTTGCACTAATTGATGCTATTGCTTTTCTAGGACAAAGTTTATCCTTCCGTATTGATTTAGCAAGTAGAGAAAACTTTATTGAACTTGCTGAGCGTAAAGAAAGTGTACTACGTATTGCTAAAATGCTTAGTTACAATGCAAAGCGTAACATGCCAGCAAAAGGCTTACTTAAATTTACATCAGTTTCAACTACAGAACAGTTACTTGACAGTAATGGACGTAACCTAGCAAGTCAAACAATTAAATGGAACGATCCAACTAATACAAACTGGGCAGAACAGTTTGTTTTGCTTCTTGATGCTGCTATGTCTGATAACACAAAGTTTGGTAGAAGCCAAGGAACAGATGTTATTCAAAGCATTCCAACAGAACAATATAGATTTAGAACTGCTAGTACTGATGTGCCAATGTTTACTTTTTCAAAAACTGTTGCAGGTAGACAAATGGTGTTTGAAATTTTAAGTACAACATTCAAAGGTGCAGAAGAGATTTACGAGGAAGCACCTACACCTGGTAACCAACTAGGATTTCTTTACAGACAGGACAACAAAGGTCCAGCAAGTCCTAATACAGGATTTTTTATGCACTTCAAACAAGGTTCTTTGGAGTTAGCAGACTTTACAATTGATGCGCCATCAACAAATGAAAAAGTTGCAGTTGATGCAAAAGGAATTAACAACGATGACGTTTGGTTGTTTGAATTACTTGCAAACGGAAGCCAAGCTCAAGAGTGGACAAAAGTATCAAGCCTTACAGGAAACAATATTGCTTATAATAGCTTGACTGGAGATATCAGAAATATTTACGGTGTAGAAACTAAACAAACCGATATGATTGATTTAACTTTTGCTGACGGTGTGTATGGTAACTTACCTAAAGGTTCTTTTAGAACTTATTATAGAATTAGTAATGGATTAAGTTATACGATTTCACCTAGTGAAATGAAAAACGTTAATATCTCAGTTGAGTATATTAACCAAGCAGGCATTGCACATACATTAACAATTGGAATGGCGTTACAGTCAACTGTTGCAACAGCAACTCCTACAGAGTCAGTTGCATCTATTAAAAAGAATGCACCTGCAAATTATTACACACAAAATAGAATGATTACTGGTGAAGATTATAATCTTGCACCTCTATCAACATCACAAAACATTTTAAAAGTAAAAGCATCAAATAGAACATCAAGTGGTTTATCACGTAACTTTGATCTTATTGATGCAAGTGGAAAATATAGTTCTGTTAATGTATTTGGTACAGACGGTTATATGTATAAAGAAGAAGATGAAAAGTCACTTGCTTTTAAATTTACAAACAGATCAGACATTATTAACTTTATTAAACAAAAAGTAGAAGGTGTCTTTACAGAAACAGATGTATACAATTTTTACTTTACAAAATACGACAGCATTTTATTTACAAGCGATAATATTGTATGGAATGCGTCTACAAACGGTATTAATCAAGGTACTGGTTATTTTAAAAACAAAGTTGATTTATCGCTACTTAAAGTAGGCACGTATTCTACTAATAACTTAAAGTACATTACAGCAGGAGCAAATGTTAAATTTGTTGCACCAGAAGGCAAGCACTTCATGCCTGACGGAACACTTATGAATGGCGCTGCTGATCATGCTGGTGCAACGGATTTTATCTGGACAAAAGTTATTAGTGTTGCAGGTGACGGAACAAACGCAGGCACAGGAGCCAATGCAAAAGGCATTGGACCTATTGTGTTTAATGATAATGTACCTTCAGATGCAGTTGCTTCAAGAATTGTTCCTAAGTTTGTAACAGATCTTTCAGATGCACTTGAATCGTCAATGGTTAATCAAGCCTTTGCAAATTTAAACTTTGGGTTGAGATACGATGATACAGATTCTAGTTGGAAAATTATTCAAAATCAAAACTTAGACTTAACTTCACCATTTAGTTTAGGTAAATCAGGTGACGTAACAAATAATAACCTAGATAGTTCTTGGATTATGGCATTTGTAAAAGACAACGATCAATATATTGTACGAACACGTACACTTAACTATGTGTTTGGTAGTAAAAAGCAAAATAGATTTTACTTTGATAAAAATGAAAAAGCATATAACAGTTTAACAGGTAAGGTTGAAAAAGATGTTGTAAATGTTTTAGGTATTAATTCTAAAAATGTTGGCACAGGATCTTTAGTACAAGATTATCCATTTGAAGTTGCAGATGTAATCAAGTTTGACGACGGTTATGAAAGTACAAAAGAAATTAGATTAGGATTTAGAGATTCTGATCAAGACGGTGTTATTGACAATCCAGAGTCATTTGTTAATGTTGTCGGTGAAGATCTTGATTTAAAATTTCTTTTCTTTAAATCAGAGAAAGATAATTATGGTACGACAGTATTCAACTTAGTTGACCCAGCAGTAACTCCTATCTTAGTAATTGAAAAAGAATCATTGGTTAATGTTAACAATTATACAGATGGGCAGTTAATATACTTTTATGATAGTGCAGAAAACAGAGTTAAACGTGTTGACAGTACAACTAATACACTTATATTAGATCCTACATACAGAGCAAATATTGGTAGAGACAATATTAAGTTTCAATACACACATTCAGCCAGCGAAGATAGAAGAATTGATCCTAGTGTAACAAACATTATTGACCTTTACCTTCTAACTAGATCTTATGATACAGAATTTAGAAATTTTCTAGCAGGTGCTCGTACAACAGAGCCGACTGCACCGACAAATGACGAACTTAGGGTAACGTTTGGTACAGGACTAAACGCTATTAAGTCGATCAGTGATGAAGTTGTTTACCATCCTGTGAAGTACAAAGTGTTGTTTGGCAGTACTGCTGATACTAAGGTACAAGCTCAGTTTAAAGTAGTTAAAAATCCTACAAGAAATCTTAACAATAATGATTTAAAAGTAAGAATCATAACAGCAATGAATCAGTTCTTTGATGTTAATAACTGGGACTTTGGAGATAGATTCTATCTAAGCGAACTTTCAACTTACATACTAAATGTAGTTTCGCCTGATATATCAAATTTTGTTATATTGCCAAGACAGCCATCACAGGCATTTGGTAGCCTGTTTGAAATACAAAGTAAACCAGACGAAATTTTTGTTAGTGGTGCCACTGTTGATGATATTGAAATTGTAGCAAGTATTACTGCTGCCGAAATTAGTTCCAGCACAACAACTACAACAGTTGGCTCAACGGCAAATACCACATCTAGTTCATCCAGTTCTAGTTCATCCAGTTCTAGTTCATCCAGCTCTAGTTCATCAAGTTCTTCTAGCAGCGGAGGTTCTAGTTACTAATGGCAGATAACAAAAAGTTTCCTAACAGTGAAATACCTATTAGAAAAAGTAAAGACTTACTACCTAATGTCTTTCAAACGCCAGCCAATGATAAATTTTTATCAGGTGTACTTGATCCACTAGTTCAACCAGGTGTTGTTGATAAAACTGTAGGTTACATCGGTAAGCGTTACGGAAAAACATTTACTGGTAAAGATGTTTATCTTGATACAGATCAAACTCTAAGAAGTCGCTATCAACTTGAGCCAGCGGTTACGGTTGAAGAAAACCAAGAAATTTTAAAGTTTAAAGATTATATTGATCTTAAAAGCATGATCGAATTTTTCGGTAATGCTAATGAGAGAGATGATAAAACTACAGAGCAGGAACACTACAGCTGGAACCCACCTATTATATGGGACAAGTTTGTTAACTATAGAGAATACTATTGGATTCCTGGAGGTCCACCATCTATAGATGTATACGGACAAGCAGCAAATATTCAAAGTACATATAAAGTAGGAACAGGAATAAACAGTTGGATAGTTACACCAGATAGCGTAACTAACAATCCCGACATTACTTTGTATAGAGGGCAAGAGTACAAATTTGAAATTAATTCTCCCGCAGAAGGTTTCTATATTAGAAATAATTACGACACAGGTTCATTAGAATTTAATGCTAACAAAGCATATTTTCCAGGAGAACTAGCAGTATTCGATAAACAACTTTGGAAGTGTGTTAATGAAACTAGTCCGTTAGACGGAAGCAGTATTACAATTGATTCACAAGATTGGAAACTAGTTTCAAATGATGCAGGCTTTGCATCACTACTATACAATGATGGAGTAGAAGGTAACGGCGCAAAAGTAGGAACAGTTACATTTAAAGTTCCACAAAACTCACCAGATATTTTATATTATCAAAGTGATGTTACTCCTAATAGACTAGGAAGATTTATTATTGCGGATATTGACACAAATACTTTTATTGATGTTGATAAAGAAATTGTAGGTAAAGTAAATTACACAACAGCAGATGGACTTGAATTTACAAACGGTTTAGTTGTAGAGTTTAGAGGACAAGTACAGCCGTCTAAGTATGCAGAAGGACAGTGGTTAATTGAAGGTGTAGGAAGTGAAATTAAATTAATTAGATTTGCTGACTTAGTACCACCGCCATTAGACACAGACTCTCCTGATATACTATTTGACAATCAAGGATTTGATACACAGCCTTTTGACGATGCGTCACAGTATCCTGGTAATAAAGATTATATTACAATTTCTAGAAACAGCCAAGACTCAAACCCGTGGTCCAGATATAATAGATGGTTCCACAGAACTGTTTTAGAGTCAGCATACAAACTTAGAAATCAAGACTTTGATTCGTTGGAGTCAGCTAGAGCTAAAAGACCTATTATTGAATTCCTTCCTGATATACAATTATATAATCACGGTGGCGTTGCAAAACAAACAGTTGACTATGTAGATACATTTACAGATGATGTCTTTTCTAAAATTGAAGGTTCGCAAGGTTATAACATTGATGGCGAATTTTTGTTTGAAGGTGCAAGAGTTTTAGTTATTGCAGATACAGATAGTCTAGCAAACAATAGAATTTATGAAGTAAAGTTTGTAAGACACAACAATACAACACAAATTAACTTAAAAGAAACTACTGATACATTGTCAGCATTTAACGAAGGCGTATTAGTAAGACGAGGTACAGTTAACTCTGGTAAGATGTATCATTATGACGGGTCGACTTGGAAACGTAGTCAAGAAAAAATTAGTGCTAACCAAGCACCTAAATTTGAATTGTATGATTCTACAGGAGTTGCATTTTCAAACGAAACTACATATCCTGTATCAAGTTTTGTAGGTAGTAACCTTTTAGGTTATAAGATTGGTAGTGGTGTTGTAGACACAGAATTAGGATTTGCATTAACATATGCAAACATTAATAACGTAGGTGATATTGTATTTGATTGGAGTTTTGAAACAGAAAAATTTGTTTACACATTATTGCAAAAACAATATACCAAGAACACCAACACAGGATTCTATAAAATTAATGGAGTATATGCTAACGGTTGGATAGCAACTGATAAAACTTACATACAGCCAATTATTGATCAGTATACATTTAATACAGCAGATTCAATAGGAATATTTAATACTGTTGATTGGGAAACACTTCCAAGCGATGCACTAATTAATTTTTATCTAAATGGCGAGTATATTACTAATACATATACTAGAAGTGCAAATCAATTTACGTTTGATAGAACATTTAGTATAAATGATGTACTATCTGTAAAAGTAGTTGCAGCAGTTAAGCCTGATCAAGGTTACTATCAAATACCAGCAGGGCTAGAAAAAAATCCTCTCAACGAACAGTTAAAAACATTTACACTAGGACAAGCAACTGACCATTTAAAATCCTCTCTTGAATTTGATAGGAGAGTTGTAGGATCTGTTCCAGGAGTTTCAAACCTAAGAGACGTAGACGGTTATCAGAAGAACTCAACAAGATTTATGAAGCACTCAGGCTTCGCAGCAGTTTCTACGTTACTGGTCAATGATAAAGATGTTAACATTGTAAAGTCTCTTAGATATGCTAAAAAAGCATATACAATTTTTAAACAAAATATTATTAAGAAAGCAACCGAAGTTGACTTTAACGAGAATACTTCAGACTTTTTAGATAATATTATAGAAAATATTACAAAAA